ATGCGTATCCGTACAGTACGTTAATAATAATTAAAAAACCTTGCTATATCAACGTTCTGGCGTTGTTGGCAGGGTTTTTATTTGTTGCAGGGGGCAAAAAAGGGGCAAATTTTTACTTTCTGTCATTGGCAATCGCATCTAAAATATTCTCTATATTCGTTTTCATACTTTTTGTGACATGAGTGTAGATTTGCATGGTGGTTTTAGAGTCTTTGTGTCCGACTCTGGCCATAATGGCTTTTACAGGTATGTTTCTTTCAGCAAGCATACTAATTAAGGTGTGCCGAAAAATGTGGGAACTTAGAACTTTATTGATAGGCTTGTCCAGCCTCTGATTTGCTTTTTGCAGCGTTATATTAAAAGCGTTTCGCTGTATTGGCTTCCCTTGATTATTGAGGAAAATGTAGTCTGTATCAGGCCAATTTGGATCCGTATTTTTGGCCAGGTCGTTAAGCTTGATAAATTCATCTATAATCTCTATTTCTCGGTTAGTCAGATTAGTCGTGCGGTAGCTTGATAGAGTTTTCGTCAGTTCTTTCTTAGCGTTTTTATCAATGCTATCTAATGTCCCGTGTATATCCAATTCTCTACTTTCTCGGTGAAAATTGTGTTTTTCGATAGCTACAGCTTCGCCAATGCGGCAACCGTTCAAGGACATAAATTCAGCGAGTAGGCCTGCTCTATAGGTTCGAGGGGTTCTGTATAACTCTTTCAAAAGCGCGTTGAGTTCTTCAGGCTCTAGATACTTTTCGCTGATTGATTTCATATCGTCTAGCGTTAAAACTCGCTTAGGAAGTGCAGTGGCTCGAGCCGGGTTATCATTTATAATTTTTAGTTCCTGGGCATAATCGAAAACTCCATTTAAAACAGCTTTGATATGATTGAGTTGAGAAGCTGTGTAGTCGGAATTTGCAATATACTTTTTAACATAAGCAACATCAATATTGCGCATTGGAACGTTTGAAGCAAAGTCTTTTAATAATCTTTTGTACGCTGGTTTACGAGCTCGAACGCTAGACCGCCTAACGCTCTTTTGGTAAAAAGTCCACCATTCATTCAACAAATCCGCAAACAATCTATCTGATGTCGAAAGCTTTTGAATAACCTTATCTATCTTCTCATCCAGTTGCTTCTGAGCTTCTTTCTTTGCTCTTGCTGATCCTGAGTCAAGAGTCACAGATACCCTTTTCCACTTTTCAGTGTAGGGATCTTTGTAGCGTTCAAAAAACTTATATTTTCCGTTTGCAAGTTCTTCCATCCACATTGATTTTACCTCACTTTTTTGTTAAAATGGGTACAAGAAAACGACCTTTTGAATGGTTGTTTCTTATACATGATTTCCTCACACTCAGAGTCGCCAAACTTTGCGAGTGTGGGGATTTTTTGTTGACAAATTATAGTTATATAATGTATAATTATTTTAACGGAAGAACAGTGGTCTAGGTCCGAATAGCCTGGGTGGCAAGGGTGAAACGCCTTGTCAGCTTGCAGTTGAAATTACTGCTACCCTGTTCATTTTTTTATTTCCATTCTTCGCAATTTTGATAACTATAACCAACATACTTTTGATTGTTGTCCCTCGGGAATCGTGGAAGCAACATTTTAGAGTATGTTTTTTTGTTTTTTTCTACACCTCGCCACAACGCACCAGCTATAACATCTGCGATTTGTACTCCGATGGTAAATTCTGAGTCCACGAAGTTTATTGATGGCGAAAAATGCTTTTTATCAAAGCCTATAAAGTCAATGGATTTGCTTTCGAGTGCTTCTTTGTATGCTATATAGACTTTCTTATTATTCACTGCATCCACTCGATCAATGAAAACAGTTACAGATTCATTGATATTCTCATGCTTCAAGTAACTATTGACGGCTGATAAGATATGTAAAAAGCAAATTTTGTAAATTTGATCTCTATTTTCTAAAACCCCGTTTTTCTGCAGCGAAGGTTTATGTACTTGTGCACCGAAACAACAACAATTTGATGTTGCAATTGTTTGATGAATATTATCTAAAAATTCATCTTTATTTTTGTTACTCTTTAGCGTTTTTGATTTAGCCGTTGATTTTAATTCAAGATATGGATCTTTGAGATAGGTTGATTTTAAATTTTGGATCTTTTCCTCAATATCACTTAAATCTTCTGCCTTAATGAGGACAGCCCCCATGACAAAGTATTCCGAGTTTCCCTCTTTGTTATTTTCTCCTCGGTGCAAGTCTTTGGTACCTGATTCGTCAATATATAGTAGATACATTAGAACGGGAAGTCCTCGTCAGAAACATCAAGAGAAGAAGATGCCAATCCGTAGATTTTGAAGAGGGTTTCAGAACCACAGAGAGGACAAAATGCAGCTTCATCGAGCAAAGGAACATCTTGCTCCCAGTTTAAGCATCTTCTATTAGTACAAATATTTTTAAGTGGTGCGCCGCATTTAATGCAGTAATTATTTTGGTCATCATTCTCATGCTGACATCTTAAACAAGTTTTCATTGTTGAATTCCTATAATCTTTCTATTTTTTTAGCATTACACGTCAATATCATAATATTGTTGTAAGATATTGTTTCCTTGTTTGTATTTTGTAACGAGGTCAATAGCTACTCGTCGTTGCTGTTGATCGTCCAATAAATATTCATCATAACTCAATATCCGATAATGAACAAAATCAACTAATCGATTAAAAAGAGCGTTATCACTGATTGTATTTGCTTGTTTAATTTGCTCATACGAGTGATTGTTTTTGAGGTGCCAGACCATGCGCTCATTATTGATGTAAAAGAGAGAGGCTATGGTGTTAGCTTCTATCTCTAGCGGATTGCTCTGATAGTTGTTAGCGCAAGCGAGGGCGACCTCATCAGAATGACCTGTGCTAAAATGGGCTGCAATATGGGCTAATTCATGCAAAATGGTAAAGATAACCCGTCTTTTGATATGTGTTTGATTGATATAAACAAGGTACTTTTCTTTTTCTTTGCTATAAATGGTAAAGCCGTCATTGTGCTTACAGATGATATCATCCAAGTAAGTGACATCTGGATTATTGACAAGTCCTCGATATTTAATGTACTCAGAACCAAGTAGACCGACTGAAGGAAGCATAGGAAACGGATCTTTTTCAAAAAAGATAAAATGAAGGTTGTAAGTCTGTTCAAAGTAACGGATGATGTGCTGAAAAGTAACTTGTTCAAGTGGAATATTATTCTGTCGAGACACTGCTTTGATCACTGGGACAGCGTAATCCCAGTGTTGGATGTACTGTCTACGGGAAATAATTTCTCTAGCCATAGTTACCTCCACTTACTGTCATCGTCCATCAGGGTTTTAGCAGTTACCATCAAGCTTTCAATCGCCTTGTTAAAACGAGCCTTTTCTTCCTCGGTCATGTTCTGGGTCTGATTTCTGAATGCCGCGACAAGTTCAGTCTCAGCTGGACCAAGATATGCATTTGCCTTGTCGTCGCTCGCTATCGCTGGGTTGTCTGTGCGACCAAGCAAGTAGTCGGTCGAAACGTGGAAGTAGTCGGCGATTTCTGAAATTCTTTCAGCGTTGGGTTTTTGGGATTTCAACTTATAGAGTGTATTCCTACTGTAACCCAAATCTTCTTCCAACTTCATAAGAGAAATTCCACGATTATCAGCAAGTTCTTTGATTTTTTCGTATGTCGGAAACATTGTTAAATCAACCTTTCTGGAACATAACAAAAAATATTTCAACTTTTTGGGTGAAAGTAGTTGACATATCACCTAATTGGGTGTAAAATAGTTTTTGTAAGTTAATGAGTTAGTAAAAAACGAAGTTAAAACTTATCTAAAAATAAATAGCTTTGGCGAGCAAATGAGTTGATAGATATAATGTTTTATCAAGGTTTTTAATTATGCTTTCATTTTAACCTTTTGGGTGAGATATGTCAAGCGTTTTATAAAATTTCTAACTTATTTTCTTACATTTTACGAAAGGAGGAGATGTGGACATGAACGCTTTACCTATAGTCACAGAGTATGATAATGCTTTGTTTATTAACGACTATCGAGTGCCGTTTGTAATCGATAATTCAGTAGTGGTGAATCATAACGATAAAATCGTTACTCTCTCGATTGCTGTTTCTGAGTATGAACGAATACGAGAGAAAAAAGAACCCGTAAAAACTTACGAGTTCAAAGATAATTTACAAAGTTAATCTTGCTATTGCTTTAATTACTGCTTGCGGGGTGATTGGTAGTCCGTCAGATTTTAGAAAGTCAATCACTTTATCCTTTAAGCTAGGTTCTTTCAAAGCTAGTAAATAAGAATGTCCAGAGGTGGATAGTCCTTTAATCTGATAAAGAGTGCCGTCAACGGTTGCATAACGTTTAGAGATTACGAGTCCGTCATCTATGAGATTATCGATAACCTCAAGGGTGGCTTCAACTAAAACTTGGTTTGGAAATGTTTCTCGCATTTGGAATAGTTCATCTTTTTCAGATAGCAATTCAAAGAGCTGAAAGCCATCTTGTACTCGTTCATCGTGGATCACCTCTAAAACACAACGATAGATAGTAAAATAATCAATCATAATCATCTCCCCTTTTCTGCTTTATTATAGCAGAAAAAAATAAATAGTAAAAGGAGGAACAGAATATGCCAAATATGGACAACGGCCGCCAAAAAGTCTCAGATTATTTAAAAGAGAACAATCTAACTATTGCTACTTTAGCAGTTCAATATAACATGGCTCGTCAAGATGTGACGAACATTTTGAACGGTAAACTAAAAAATGCGCAAGCCCATCGTTTTGTAGCTCGTGTGATTGAAGACTTTAAGATTAGATGAAAAACAAAAAAGCACCTGACGGCAATCAGGCGCTAACGAAAATACTAATCAAATTATAGCACAGAAAGAGAGGAAAAACCATGCCAAAAGCTGAATTGGTTTACAGACCTGCTAATCAATCCGAAAAAGCGGAGGCTGGTGACTATGAGCATCTTTGCCAAATTTGGGAGGGTTTAACACCCAGCACGGCCAAAGTTTGGGCAAAAGAAATGAGAGAACACCCAGACTTTAGAAGGTACATAGACAACCCAACACACAAGATTGTCTTTATCAATTATGAGGGATTCCGTCTTTTCGTGAAATGGAAATCCCGCAATAGGTACAGAAGCAAAAAAGAGACGCTCGACGAGATGTTGAAAAACATCGAATTTGAAGAACGGGCGTTAGTCGGATAAGGAGGAATGTAATGCAAAATCGCGAACAAATACGTTTGATATTGGACTGGGAGCGCGACAATTGGCGACTTGGCAATGTCTATAAGAACAGGTTGGCTAAAAAGCCTATCGAAGTCGTCAAAAGTGAGTTGGAAAACCTTAGAAATTCAGCAAAGGATGTGTCCTTTGAAGTTGTGCCGAAAGGCGGGAAGCTGATCGGTGGCGACAAGATTGTGACGTTTAAGAAAGGATGAAGAAAATGAGTAAAAAGTATGAATTAGTAGTCGATGATACAATCACATTCTGGGGTTGGAAGCTGTTTAGAATTAAAGCCTTAATCAGCTTTGGTAGTGTGGATGCTGGAGATTTTGGCGGATATATCTATACGGAAGATAATCTAAGTCAAGAAGGCAATGCCTGGGTATCGGGCAATG